GGGCAAGTGGGGCAGTTTGGAGGGGCAAGTATTCAAAAATTACAGCGTAGAAGAACCGCCGCCAAACCTCAGAGCCTTTAGCGTTGGCCTTGATTTTGGGTATTCACATAACACGGCTTGCCTCCTTTTGGGGTATGACAAATTTGCCGGGGTACTCTACATCATGGATGAATATTGCACAAATGAGGTAACTACCACCGACATCATAAAGGACATTGTAAGATTCAAGAAACACGTTATATATGCGGATTCCGCAGAACCAGACCGCATACAGGAAATAAGCCGGGCAGGGTACAGGATAACAGGGGCAAAGAAAAAGCCGGGGAGCGTCAAGGCACAAATTGACTGGTTACAAGCCCACAAGCTAATAGTAGCCCCAAAATGTATACAGACCTTGCGAGAGTTAAAACAGTACCGCTATAAGCCGGACACGGTAAACGGCGGCTATTTTGACGAGCCTATAGCCATATTTGACGATTGCATAGCCGCATTGAGATATGGCATTGAACCATTCAGAAAAGAAACCGAAATGCAAACAGAATCAAGGGAGGTATTAGGAATATGGTAATGATAAATATTGAGTTGAGGCCGTGGGCTATCTATCAAGATACACCCCTAAACCTCACCGAGATATGGGCGGCAGTCAATGACACCAACAGCCAAAGGGCGCATTATAAACGCCTCAAAAACTATTATCACGGCAAGCATGACATACTTATGAGAGCCTACACAGACCCCAGCAAGCCGAATAATAGAAACGTGTTGAACTTTTGCAGTCAGATAACAGATTTTTATACCAGCTACATTGTCGGTGAGCCTGTAACGTATCAAGGCATAGACCCCACCACGGCGGCCATATTCGAGGACACAGACGAACCCACGCAGATGTTTAACACAGCGCAAAACCTATGTAATTTTGGAATGGCAGCCGAAATATTTTACATCAAAAACGGCAAGAAAAAATTTAAGGCCGTAGAGCCGGAGGAAATCATACCAATATTGAGTACCGACATTGAGCATGATTTACTAGGATTCATTCGCCTTTATTCAGTGGGTAGTGATTCATTCGTGGACTACTACACCGCCGAAATAGTACAAAACCACCTCATAGAGAGCGGCAACCTTGTACTAAAGAATAAGGGTAAGCACGGATTCACACAGCCGCCTATAGCCATGTACAAGGCCGAAAAGGGTATGTATGAGCATTTAATAGGCATACAGGACGCTATAAACTCCTTATGTAGTGACACGGTGAACGATTTTGAGGCCATTGTAGACAGCCTCCTAGTGATTCCCGGACACATGAATACAGACCCGGACAAAGTACAGAGGATGAAACAAAACAGGGTATTGATTGTAGAGGCCGACACAAAACCCTATTGGCTTGAAAAGACCGCCGACCGCAGTTTTGGGCATGGGATTCTTGACCGTTTTATATCCATCATTAAGGAAATGAGCGGATTGCCGGACATGGAAAAGCTAGGGAGTTTTGGGGCTAGTGGCCGCAGTCTACAATTTAAGCTAACAAATACCGACATAGCGGCGCAAGCGTTGGAGCGTTCTTTAATCAAAGGGATTAAGGAGCGTTTTTTAGTTTTGGGCGTGACCGACTACCCGGAAATAATCTTTAGCCGGAACTTTATCATTGAGGAGCAAAACGAGGCCGAACCGCCGCCGGGAGGTGATACAAATTGACATATACACCTATGCCGACACGGAACACCTAAGAGCCGCATTTAATGGCCGGGCAGAAGTAAAGAGCCGCTATGTACCGCAATTTCCAATAGAGGCCGAGGCCGCCTACAGGCGATTCCTTGAACGGCTAGAGGCCGGGGAACTATACGACACCGACATAGACCGGGAACTAGCGGCCATTGCTTTACTCATTATCAATTTTACCCTAGCGGAATGGAATAAGGAGGTGTACCAAACATTAGGCATTGACCTAGACCTAGCCTATTACCGTACCCAGCTAGAAAATAGCGTTTTTACATGGGTACGACAGGAGGCCGACAGAATAAGGCGGCACATGATAGAGCAGGAACTAGACCCCCCGGAGGTACTAGAGGAGTATGTAGGACTTCCGGCATTAGCCCCCGGCGGTACAGGTGATTTATTTGCGGCCTGTATGATTGCATTGGCGGCGTATTCCTTTAGCCAGCGTTATATATGGCATACCGAAAAAGACCCGGTTGTAAGGCCATATCATGCAGTATTAGAGGGAACTGTACAATATTGGGATAGCCCCCCGGTAGTCAATGCACAAGGCGATAGGCTAAACCCATCCGAGGACTGGAATTGCCGTTGCCATGCCCAAATGATATTTACAAACCCATTTTTTTAAGGAGGTAGACCATGTTGAAAGAGTTATTACTAAAACTTTTGGGGCTGATTGAGGCCGGGAAACTGGATGAGGCCGCCGAGGTTGCTATTGAGGCCGAAAAGAGCCTTGACGAACCCGAAGAAGTAGAGGAGGCCGCCGCTGATGTTGTCGAGGCCGTGGCCGAAGTTGTAGAGGAAATGGAGCCGGAAGCCGTGAAAATTGAACACACCGAAAAAACGGAGGTAACAGTAGTAGAGCCTCCAAAGGGTAAGACAGGAACGCCGGGGAAAGAACCCCACGAATACAGCTATAAGGAATTACTAGCCTTGTACAATGCAAGCCCCACAGATTTTAATACTTTGAAAGGAAGTGTATAAAATGGCAGTTACCCTATTACAAAACCTCATAAACCCGGAGGTTATGGCCGTTATGATAAAGGCCAAGCTAGACCACGAACTAAACCTAAAAGGATTCTACACGGTAGAAAATACCCTAGTAGGCCGACCCGGTGACACCTTGACTATTCCGGCGTGGAATTTCATAGGCAAGGCAAACATAACCCCGGAAAATACCGAAATTATCCCGGTAGAAATGACCAGAGAAAGCCAAACATTTACCGTACAAAAAGCCACAAAGGGCGTTGTTTTAACAGATGAAAGCGTTTTGAGTGGTTACGGCGACCCGGTAGGAGAGGCCACAAGACAGCTAACAATGGCTATTCACTTGCTTATGGAGTATCAAGGCGTAGAGCAACTAGATAACGGTACATTTGTTACGCCGCCGACCTCCATTGTACCCGGTTATGAGGGCGTATTAGCTGGACTAGGGGCATTTAACAACCTACACAGCACCGAAGCCCTCACCCTCCTAGTAAGCTACAAAAACTACTTGCAAATCCTTAGAGATGAACGATTTCTAAGTAATGACGAGTTAGGCCGGGCGGCATTGTCCGGGGGGAGCGTTGGCAGTATTGCCGGGGCTAGGGTAGTTGTAATTGACCGCCTCCCAGATGAAAAAGTATTCCTCATGCGTGGCAAGCCTATTTTGCTGATTATGAAACGTGATGTATATGTTGAAACGCAACGGGAAATGTGGTTTAAGCGTACCGGGATAACCAGCGATAGCCATTATGTGCTAGGGATTGCAGAGCCGGACAAAATCATTCAGTTAGACGTAGCCTAAAGCCTCCTAGAGATAGGGGGTATTTTTCTGCCTTAGATACCCCCTTTTAGGCTTGCTATTATGTTATAACTATGTTATTATAGTATAGCAGTAAAATATTATGGGAGGTTATACCATGAAAAAGACACAAACCACTCTCCATTTTTCGGATGAGGCAAAGGGTAAGCTAAAGGAGTACGCCGCCGCCACAAGGGTAACAATGTCGGAGGCGTTGAGTACCTTGCTGGAGGCCATGCCTGTACAGGACATGACAAAAATATACCTTGCCCATTTGCAAAAGGAACTAGAGCAAAAGGAGGTATAAGTTTTGGGCGATTATATGCCGGCCACATTAGAGGCGTTGGCTATAGCGGCGGTAAAGCGTAATAATTTCATTGCCATTCGTGGTGACGCTACCAGCACAGACAGAGCCGTATATTACTTTGACGGCAAAATCTACAGCAACGACCTCTACAGAATGTACGACCTCATAGGCCAAGAGGAGGCCATTTTCTACAGGGAGGCCAAGAACGGCACAGGCACGACACTAGAGCATTATAATATCGTGGCCGTGTCCGAGTATGTAAGCGATAAGGGTAAACCAGTAGGCCGTATGGCACAGAGCCAAGCCCTAAACAAGCAAGTTATGGGAGGGCAAAACAGGCCGATTGAGATTATTCCATGCGGTACTACCATCAAGCGGCTACTGGAAACGGTAAAAGGAAAAAGCCCCATCAAGGAGATAGGGCAGGGTACAGAGCGGCGCATATGTTTGTCGGATTGTGTTTTAGAAGTATCCAAGGCAGGGATACGGAAGTTAAAGCACAGCCCCGACATGATTTTTACATCTTTGCTTAATATACAGTATACCATGAACGAGGCCGATTATAAACCCTTAATTGCAGAATTTGAAGGATATATTTTGCAATGGGCTAACGGCAACGACAAGCAAGCCCGGTTACTAAAGCAAATCATGGGTACTACATTGAGGAACGAAACAGGCGCAGGCCGGATGTTTTTTCTAGTCAACAAGACCCAAGACCATAACGGCGCAGGGAATGGAAAGAGCAGCTACCTAAACGCTATCAAGGCCATGTTGGGTAAGGATAAGTACAGCGACCTCACCCTAGAGCAAATTGCAAAGAATAACCACGAACTAGCCAACATTGTAGGTAAGTCTGCTAATATCCGGGATGATGAAAGCCGGACATGTATAGACAAAACCGGACTAATAAAATCCGTGGTGACTGGTACAAGCATAAGCATAAACCACAA